GCTGAGACGCCGGTGATCGTGAAGAAATATGCGAACCGCCGCCTCTATAATACTGAGAGCTCCAGCTACATTACCCTAGATAATCTTGCCGACATGGTTCGGGCGGGAAGAGACTTCATCGTGTATGACGCGCGGTCGGGCGAAGATATTACCCGAAGTGTGCTGACTCAGATCATTGTCGATGAAGAGAATAAGGGTCGGGCCGTATTGCCGACCGCGTTCCTGCGCCAACTCATCGGCTTCTACGGGGATAGCCTGGGCGGGATGGTGCCCAGGTACGTAGAACAGACCATGAGCGCAATTGCGCGGCAGCAGGCTCAGGTTCGCGAAGCGATGCAGCACACCATGGGTAACTTGCTTCCTCCGGGACTGGAGGAAATGAGGCGGCAGAATGTTGCCATGATGGAGCGCGCGATGAGCTTGTTTTCGCCGTTCTACCGGCCTGGTGAAGGCGAGGCACCGGTTGGCGATGCTGCCGAGGAGCTGCGTGCTCTGCGCCAGGAGGTTGCGGAACTTCGCTCGCAGTTGGCGGCAAAGCCCACCGGCACCACACCCTGAAACGGGGCGGGCCGGCTTGCCCATGTTTGACACCAGATGCGATATGCGGACGAAGCCAGAGAATGCCGAACCGACGTCGTGGCCACGGCGCGCCATGGAAGGGACTGTCTGGCGGCGGTGATTGCCCGGCAAATCACCATTTACGCGAGCAACATATCGCTTTCTTTCAACGCGGATGGGAACGCACGGGGCGTTGGCGCGTTACCGCCTGACTTCAGGCGGACCCTCGACACCACGAGAACCGCCAATTTGAACGATGACGTTCTCCTCGTTTCCCATCGGCGTCATTGCCGATCTGATAGAGGAAGTGTTGCCGGCCTGAAACTGCCTTGGGGAGACGCTGGTGTCATACGGAACTTCTACGTGGTCGAAGCCCGGCCGTGGCGATCTAGCAGGGGTTGATGCGTCGCTCGAACGGCAAGCGCGGCCGAGTCCACGGGCGAATGATGCCGACCGGCACGTCGGAGGCAGAATTCGCGAGAGGCGCATTATGCTCGGGCTATCCCAACAACAACTCGCGCAGATGATTGGTGTCACTTATCAGCAAGCGCATAAATACGAACGCGGCCTGAACCGCATTTCGGCCGGACGGCTTTACGAAATTGCGCAAGTGCTGAGCGTTCCGATATCCTGGTTCTTTGAGGGAATGCACGCCGTCGGTGGCCCGGCCGAGATGACGCAACGGCAGCGCATGTGCCTGGAGCTAGCGCGAAATTTCGCGATGATCGATAACGAAAAACACCAGGAAGCGCTGAGTCAGATGGCACGCGCGCTGGCGCAAGCGGAGAGCGGTACCGTCTGAGGCGCCGTGTGAATTTGGCTGTTACGTCCTTCGCCTGCGGTCGCCGATGTCCCGGGTCGCTACCGCCGTACGAGATATCTTTCGGACACCGAATTGGCGGCGGTTTTTCAGCGATTGCAAGGTTCACCGATACTACGCGGCTCGGGCTTGCATTAGGCGTCTATTCTTGGGCGAAATGGTGCCGCCCCGGATCACGCCACGTGTCGCGGTCGGGCGCAGCAACGAACGTGATCGTGGCTACGCCGTAGCGCTCGTGTCACCTACCCTTAGCGTTAGCACTGCGGGTGTCGTGACCGTTGCGATCGTCATTCTCGCCGCTGGCACGGAGTGATGCGGATGACCGGCGACCTTCGAGGTGGTGGGTTCCCGGCGGCGTCGCCCGCGACCATTCATGGGCATGAACAAGTCCGTCGTCGTAGAAGTCACAGGAGGCGGCGAAGGTCATGATGACAGCTCCATACAGGATCGATGCTGTCAACATGGCGAAAGCAGCACGGAATTACAGTATCCGTCGTCCACTGAGATATTGAATATTGTAAAGCAAGTTACCCGCGGGTCTGTGAAGGCGAAAAGCGTGTAAATCCTGCGGTTGCGCGGCCGCGAGGCATGTAGCTACCTGCGCTTGACAACAGGTTACTCATTTGCACGCGCGAGCTTGCGGGCTGTTCGAAGTAGGAAAGAGCGATCTTCGGAATCACATGCCCTGTACAGGCGGAGCAGCGCGAGCTCGTCGCCCGTCATATCGCCTTGAGCGCGGCTGCCCTGCAGGAGGTGTTCGACCGTTGTGGCGAGCGCTTCGGCGATTCGGGTTATATTGCCGCGGAGTTGCCCAGCGCGGTCGGTCTCCCACTGCGCAACCGCGCTTCGGCTAACGTCACACGCGTCAGCCAGATCTTCCTGCGTCATGCCCTGATCGCGCCGCAAGGCTCTGATTCGCGAGCCGACAGTGTCTGATGAGCTATCCATGGGCTGTAGTATGAGGTACAGCTGCTAACAAATCCAGTTAATTTTGTTGACGCGATGCTGTTAGATAGACTAACTTTCCTCGACACGATGAGAGGTGTTGGCATGCGAAAAATGGCGGTTTGGACAGCGGTCCTGGATGAAGCGCTGCTTACCCTGAGGGGCGCTGGGTTGACGTGGGACCAAGTGGCCACGGAGTTGGACCTAACTCGGAACACGGTTGTTGAGCGAGGGCGGCGCATCGGGGCGCGTGGCCCGCGCCGCTCAATGGATATGATCTTGGAGCCACGCGACCGGCCCGCAAGGCCGCCGGGGCACCCTGCGACCTGGGCGCTCATAACCGATGGTACAGTCCTGGCGGGGCAGCCCTACCCGTTTCCCGTTTTTCTATAGAAGGAACATTTCATGAACGCATGCAGTTTGGAGGATGGCGTCTCACGCACGCATATGCGGCACGAGAAGCTTGACGCGGGATTCGTGACCTATCGCCTGGAGGAGGCCGGAGCAACGTTGCTCGCCTTGCCCAGCACAGGATACTCCACGCGCTTACGGCTCTCACACCTGGATGTCGTGCAAAATGCGATGGAGGCGTATGGCAGTGAACGTGGGCGGATTCGTCCGCCTACCCCGTCGGCATCGCGGATTTCACGCATGGATGAAGCGTTGGGGTGGATTGCGTTCATTCCGGATGAAAGGTTTGTGCTTCGCCGCATTTTGGGTGCGCGCAGCCTGGTTAGTCCGGTGACAGAGCGGCATCTGTACTCGTGGCGGCGGTTGGGATCTGTGTTGGGCGCGGACCACAAGGCTGTTCAGCGCTGGCACACGCAAGGTATTGACATGGTGTTGGCCGCACTCACGGCCTTGCAAAAGGCAGAAGGAGCCCGCGTTCCGGTGGGACGATAGAGTAGTTTAGATCCGACAAAGCAACAGTGTTATTGGCCGGCTAACGTTACATTATAGCGGCAGCGTGGCGTGACGTAAGTTCCGACAATCTGGTTTTCCCGAACCTTGCCGGTAAAAACAAGCCGGTATGGCACATGGTTGATGCCACGCACCGCGACTGAGGCGGACACTTCGCCATTATCTGAGAGCCGGCCATCCAGAACGAGGACGCCGTCCTGCGGCAGAAACATGATGGATGAGCCTGCCCGGGTAACAACGGCTCTATTACCTTCGTCGCAACTACCCGCGACAGGAAGCAGAGTACCCACGAACTTGGACGGTAATCCTGTGGCACAAGCGGCCAGAAGGGCGGTGGCCAGGAAGGCAACCAGACCTGGCGCTTGTTGGGCGTAGGATAAAAGACGTCGCCGCTGCATTTTTTCCTTGCCCAGCTGCCCCAACATCCGGTATATATCTATTAACGATGGCGGTTTGCGTTTGGCGCAGAGGGCGGCGCCTGAAGGCGCGACCACGCAAGCGACGCGCTTTTCGTTGCCGCGCATGGTGCTGCAGGGCTGGTGGATGTTGAGTGATTCGATATCCCGCCACCCCATATTTGGCGCCATGCGACAGGAATTCACGTCCGGACACATCGACGCGGTCATATTACGCGTAACAACGGCAGCATTCTAGATGCATCGTGGCGCGTTGAACCGCGATTTCAGCACTTTGCAGGATGACCAGCTTGACGAGCTTTGCAAGCCCGGTGAGTCGCGAGGAGATTCTGCGCCAGAAGATACGGAGAAGCTTGGCTGATTGGGCAATTTTCGCACTGGGTTCAAGAAATCATGTGCCGGCCCGTCACCACCTGCTGATTATCGCAGCGCTGGAAGCGCTGACGCACGGTGACACAAAGCAGCTGATGCTGCTCCTGCCGCCGGGTTCGGCCAAGAGCACCTACGCTAGTTTGCTCTTCCCTGCCTGGTGGATGGCGCAAAATCCAACTAAGTCGGTCATTAGCGCTAGCCACACTGCAAGCCTGGCCGAGAGTTTCGGGCGCAGCGTGCGTATGTTGATATCCGATCATTCTGCACGGCTTGACCTGGAACTACGGCCTGATGCGCGTGCTGTCGCCAGGTTTGCGACGACCCGCGGAGGCGAATATTTCGCGATTGGCGTTCATGGCGCGGTAACGGGACGGCGCGCCGATCTTGCCTTGATTGACGACCCTGTACGGTCCTTTGCAGATGCGGAGAGTTCCGCTGCTCGCGACCGTCTTTGGAATTGGTATAGATCGGAACTTGTAACGCGCCTGAAGCCGAATGGGCGTGTCGTTGTTATAATGACCCGATGGCACACTGACGACATCGCCGGCCGCCTATTGCAGCAAGATGGTTGGAAAGTGTTACGCTTGCCTGCCCTCGCGGACATAGCTGATCCGATGCGACGCGCGGCAGGAGAAGCGCTGTGGCCGGAATGGGAGGATCGCGAGGCCTTGATCGCTAAGCAGACGACACTTGGTGACCGATGCTTTGCCGCACTGTTTCAACAAGCACCGTTGGCGGATAGTGGTAGGCTCTTCAATCTCACCAATGTGTCATTCTTGGATATCGTTCCCATTGGTGTTTCAGTGCGGGCCTGGGACCTTGCTGGTGTTGACGGGCACGGTGGTGACCCAGACTGGACCGCGGGTGTCAGGCTGCTGCAAAGCGAGCAAGGCAGCTTCGTGGTTGAGGACGTACGACGCGTGCGGCTACCTGCTACAGATGTTGCGACGTTAATTCGAGATGTCGCGCAACAAGATGGAGAGACTGTGGCGATTGGGTTGCCTCGCGATCCGGGGCAGGCCGGAATATATCAGGTCGCCATGCTGACGCGGATGTTGGCAGGCTTTCGCGTGCAAAGTAGCTCCGAAGAAGGTTCCAAGGTGGTTCGCGCTGATCCGGTCGCCTCGCAAGTATCGGTCGGGAATCTATACTTGAAGCGAGCGGGCTGGAACCAGATTTTCCTCGAGGAACTCGCTGCGTTCCCGCATGGCAAGAAGGACGATCAGGTGGATGCATTGTCGCGTGCCTTTCGAATGTTGGCGATGCGGCCGCAGGCTGCACACTACAGGTCGCTGCCATTTCTAGGCCGATAAGGATACTGATGTGTTCGGAACCATATGCGACCTCATTCCATATGATCGTGATTTCCCAGCACGTACACGGCGCCAGGACATATTGAATAGGATCTTGTCTGGAACTTTCTACGATGCCTTGCCGTATGAGTTCCACGAAGAGCGAACTTCGGGAGGTGAGTATATTCCAATTCGAAAGCGAAGGCCATCGGTTCGCTACGGATTAGCCCGGATTGTTGTTGAAGACAGCGTTGCGCTATTGTTCAGTGATGGACACTTTCCGGCCGTTGATTCACCCGACTTGGCCGTCAGAGACGCTCTGGTGGCGTTGTCGAAATCGACACGCCTTAACTCAGTCATGATGGAAGCAGCGCTTCGGGGGAGTGTGGGGTCTGTTGCGATCCTGCTGCGGGTGCTACGTGGGAGGATATTTCTAAATGTGCTTGGCACAGAGTATCTGACTCCTGTGTGGGAGCCAGACGCGCCCGACACGCTGCAGCACGTGACCGAGCGCTACAAGGTGACAGGCGCGGAATTGGCCGAGCAAGGCTACAATATTCCCCCATCAGATGTTTATTACTGGTTCATGCGCCGATGGAACAGCGTGTGCGAGGAATGGTACGAACCGACGCCTGTGGGCGCAGGTTGGCCGAGCCTGGTGGATGAGCGCCGCAGTGTGAGGCATAGTTTAGGCTTTGTGCCACTCGTTTGGATTGCCAACTTACCGGGTGGAACGGGCTTTGATGGCGGCTGCACTTTTCAGGCAGCAATAGATACTTCTATCGAAATCGATTATCAATTAAGTCAGGCTGGCCGCGGACTGAAGTATAGCAGTGATCCGACGCTGCTTATTCGGGAGCCTGTTGGACTAGACACAAGCATTGTCCGTGGAGCAGCAAACGCACTCGTTGTAAGTGAAAAAGGTGACGCCAAGTTACTCGAAATCGCGGGCACGGCTACGCAAGCTGTCATTGATTATGTGCGCGTTTTGCGTGAGCTGGCGCTTGAAAGCGTGCATGGAAATCGGGCCGACGCAAGCAGACTGACCGCGCCGGCTAGCGGCCGATCGCTGGAACTCATGAACCAAGGGCTACTTTGGCTGGCAGACAATCTCCGGATCAGCTACGGCGAATTTGGAATATTGGCGGTATCACGCATGATGCTTCGCGCCAGCCGATTGTACGACATTCGGGTTAATGGGTGCGTGCTTCCGGCGATCGATACGGAAGCACCGCTCAATCTGCGTTGGCCAAGCTGGTACCCTCCGGATTCTCTTGACCGCCAACGCGACGCACAGACCATCGAAGGCCTGGTAAAGTGCCAGCTTCTATCTCGGGAGACCGGTTTGCATATCCTTGGTCCTACCTATGACATCGCAGACGTAACTGGCGAACTGGCTCGTATGACGAATGAGGTTCCATGATGACAGAAACAATCGATTCGGCGATCGTTGAAGACGACATCATTTCACTAAGAGCAAAGAATGTTCAGTTAGAGACGGCATTGCGCGACAGTCAAGACACCGCCAAACGCCGACTTATAAATGCAGAACTCAAACATCATGCCCTGAAAAATGGAATGGTCGATCTTGACGGCCTGAGACTTATAGATCCTGCTGAAATTGACGTGGACGAGACCGGCGCCGTAAAAGGAGCCGCATCGGTTATTTTTAAGCTACAACGTGATAAGCCGTGGTTGTTCATGTCGGCGAACTCAAGCAGTCTCGCTAGCGCACCTCCGAGCACACCGGCCCGGAGCAAACTTGCGACTGAAATGAACTTGCAGGAATGGCGCACGGCGCGCGCTGAATTACTCCGGCGGCGTTAAACCGGTTTGATGATCCACTACTGACGCATATTTCGTTGACCTTGGAGGCAGCGCCTCCTTTTCACTGGGGTTTTTCATGGGAATTCAAAATTTTCCTGCAGCGCTGCAGCCGATCATTCAGCAGGGCTTTCTAGAAAGAGAGTTTCAGCAGGCGCTGCAGTCTCGCCTTGGGTATCGGGCAACCGCAGATCGAGAAGATTTCGCCGTTGGGATCGGTGAGACGCTGACGAAGACACGGGCGGGTCTTCGGCCCGCAGTGACAACACCGTTGGCACCCGCAAACAACACCAATCTGGATAACGGCCTTACACCAGGATCGTGGGGCGTGGAACAGTATACCCTCACCCTATATAATTACGCATCGACGATGGATCTCAACCTCGTAACCAGCCGCGTGGGCATCGCTAGCCAGTTTCTACAGAACGCATATGTGAATGGCCAGCAGGCAGCGCGCAGCCTGGATGATTTGGCACGAAATGCGCTCTTCAATGCCTATTTCGCGGGCAATACTTGGGTAAGGACAACGATTCCGACTGCGGGTCCAACCATCAGCGTCGACGATCTTCGAGGTTTCCAGACTGCGTTCGTGAATGGTGTTCAACAACCTGTCTCGATTACAAATCCACTTTCAATTTCAATCGGTTCGGATGTCTACAACGTTGTAGGCGCCGCCGTTGATGGAACGAACGTATCTACTACACCTGGTGGGATCTCAGGAGCGCTAACGTTCTCATCGAACGCATCGATCGCCGACGGAACTGCAGGCAACACTGTGCTGGCCGCCACCGCCTCACTTGTGCTGCGGCCAAATGGAAGAACCAATACTACATTGTTACAGGCAGGCGACACTCTGGCGCTGTCTAACGTTTTAGATGCCGTGGCTAACCTGCGTGTAAACGCGGTGCCCGACATCGACGGCGCCTACAACTGCTATCTAGACCCTATCAGCGCCCGTCAGTTGTTTGCCGATCAGGACTTCCAGCGGTTGTTCATTGGCACAACCTCTGCCGTTGAGGTATTCCGGCCCGGGCAAGGCGTTGTGAACGACTTTCTAGGATTGCGCTTTGTGCTGACAAATGAATCGTATGTGGAGCCTTCGCTTGCAGTACCTGGAGCAATGGTTAGGCGCCCGATTATCGTCGGCCAAGGCGCCTTGATAGAAGGAGATTTCGCAGGAATGGCCGCTGAAGATGTGGCGCCAGATAATTCAATTGTTACGATGGTAGACGGCGTCTGCATGGTGACACGCGAACCTATTGATAGATTGCAACAGATTATTGCTCAGTCTTGGTATTGGATTGGAGGTTTCTGTGCGCCATCTGACACAACTACAAACAGCACAACTATGGCCACCGCCACAAATGCAAACTTCAAGCGTGCGGTAATGATTGAGCACATCGGTTAGCTAACTTAGCTGCCGCCTAAAGAGCAATGAGTAGTGCTAGGTGATGGTCGTTGTCG